TTATTGTGCGGCAACCGCTTTCTGGCGAGGTTGTCTTTTGGTCTTTGCTTTTGGATGTGGCGTGACATTTTCGACTTCACCTGGCTTAGAAATGAAACGAACAAACGTTTCATGGCTGACGAACGTTGCTCCACAATTGATGTTTTGACATTGGTTATAGCGCTCCTTTGTTTGGCTTGAATGCTCAAAGCTGCTACGAGTATGCGCTGACTGAGCACACAGAGGACACTTAATCATATTGTTCACCTTTATTGAAATAACACCATCTCGTCTGGTGAACAATATACCAAAGATCTCATATTGAGATCAAGTATTTATTTTAGTATCTTCCGTTTTGATCTCAACATCATCAATTTTGATTTCGAGATCCAATCCGGTCGTAAAACCACTGTCGTTAAGGTTGTGAGTTACTTTAACTATAGTCCAGCTAGTTTCATCGATTTCTTTTTTAAAACCCTTTAACTGGATGGGCGTTTCAGGATAGATATCAGCACGCCCTTTCGCCAATGTGATAGAGAACTGCGCGGCGCCCCGCTGTATTTTTTCCCAAACAGCTTTGCCGGCACGCTCCGCATTTTCCTTGTTAGAATAAATACGGGAAAGCGTCAGAACATTCTCCTGAGTTCCTGCCAAATAGTTTGTGGATTTTTGCTGTACCGTTGTTGTTTGATGATGTTTAGTTGTTGACTTGCTTTGTTTCTTATAAGACAGACTTCCCTTGGTATCGATGTTCTTTTCTCTATCGATAGTTCCGTTATCTCTGTTTTTTCTTTTCTGCTCCTTTTGTCCATTTTCAATATAAGCAGGTTTCTCCCTTCCTTTTGTTTTGTGATCTTTTTTCGCCAAATTGACGCCACCTTTCTTCTCCAGGATCGCTCCACTAGGCTTAACAAGATTCACTCCTCGAGGAGACTCATTTTTACGAATTTTTTCCTTTTTAAAGGTTGGGGATTCTTTTTTCTGGACAGAATATTGCTCTTTTTGGAGCGGATTCTGGTCTTTTTTAGAGGTATCCTTTCCTGATGATTTGCCCTTACTGCTGCCATATTCAGTGATAATTTCAACTTTCCCGTTCTCTGTTTCTACCCGTATCAATTTAACCGTCTGCTTAGCCGCTGTGCGGGTATCCTGCCACTGGGCAACGACACTGGTATAAGCTTCGCGATCAGACAGAGAAAATCGGTGGCTATCTCCTGATTCACGAGTAATCAAGACAGTAGGAATAGCAATGCCACTCGAACTCTTGTTTTGTCCTTGGCGAATAAACAGCAATTCACCATTTTTGACTGAGGCAATCGCGCCTTCCTGCTTTGCCACACGTGTCAAAAAACTCACGTCAGATTCATTAGTTTGATCGATATGCATAGAGATACCTTTCAATTCATTACTGATTTTAAATGTCAGTTGGTTTCTCGTGGCAATCGTGCTCACAATGTTCTCTAGTGTTTGTTTATGATAAGACTCTTCGCATTTGACATTCAAAGCACCACGAAAATCAGCACTGCGGGCACGAACAGTCAGCCGATCAGGTGCACCAGTATGTTCAATTTCATCAACAACAAATTGTCCCTTTGGGATTAAGGAGTGGCCATGCCACCCCAGTTCCAACGTGAGAATATCGCCTCGGGAAGGGAATATCAGTTCCCCATCCGCATCATTTAACTCAATATCGAGTTGGTCTGATTCCAAACCACGGTTATCCGTCAGCGTTAAAGACATTAAACGCGATTGAATTTTACCAGTGATATCCTTATTATTGGTTTCCAACCGAAAAGCGGGAGCACTATCTTTACCAGTGACCAAATCAAATTGAGGAACCCAATCCGTGTTAGGTACCCACTTTTCAAAATCGATCATGAGAATACTCCCTTAGCTTTATTAACAACATCATTTTTGAAATCAGATATCTTTTTCGGCAAATTAGGTAACTCTTTCTTGATATTAGAAAGCTGATCCTGCAAATCACCCAACATTTCAAACAGATTGTTATCAACCCGCCGTAAAGTCAGCGTAAAACTGATTTTTCTGGCTGCGCCACCTGACATAAACTCTGTCTTGGTCTCATCGATGCTCTCGATAACGAACATACCGTAAATCGCACCACTACCATCAATGAAAGACCACGCCTTGCCACTGTCTGCCATTAATTTCAATGCAGTCAGTGAAAGCGAACCACCTGTCAGCTCAGGATAAAGTTCCCCGGATAGTGTGATCGTATCGTTATCTGAACCAACAAACTGCCATGCAGGCCGTGCTCCCACTCGGCTATTAAAAGCATGTCTCCAACTTTGTTTATGTTGAAAACTTTGGTATGGCGTTGTTTTCAGCATAAAAACAAATAAACCAAGTGCCGCCATCATAAGAAATCTCCTCCTCTGTCAGAAAGTGAGCTACGCGTACGGGCTTGCTGCATGCGTTCCCGTTGTTCCAATTCCTGTCTGACCATACGGGCAATATCCTGAGCGGATTGTCCCTGAGCGCCATAGACATTGATGCTATATTGCGGTGCACCACCAGATTGCTGCAGCAGGCTTCGTTCCCTCTTCGCCTGAACTTCCTCATAAGTGTGGGCAGGCAGACTTTGTGCGTGTAACGGCGCATCCTGAGCTGCAACAGGCAATGACATTGAGCTAACAGCAAACCCCAACGCTGCAAACTTTGTCGTATTTACCCGGCTGGTCACATTTGCTGAGCCGCTGACTAATTCAGGGCCACGTTCACCGACAATGGCAATATTCCCAGCAGAGACATATCCACCTTTATCTTTTAACTTTGGCGTAATACTCCGCGCTTGTTGGGCTGTTTCACTATTGGTAATTTGCTCTGATGTATTTAATTCAATTTCCTTTTTATCATCACCACCACCAAAGAATGATTTAACCGCATCACCAAAACTTTTGAATTTATCTTTCAGAGTGTTCCACTTTTCTTGAATACCTCCTAATAGGGCATCGAGCATTTCCGAACCGGCAGCTTTTAATTTTTCCGGAATAGCCTGAACATCAGCAACAATTTCATTCCATCTATCTGAAATTGATTTTTTAATACTCTCCCAAATTTCTGATGTATTCTGTTTAACCGATTCCCAAACTCCACTTATTGTCGCTTTAACCGATTCCCAAGCTTCTGAAGCACTTTGTTTAATGGTATCCCAGTTTTGGTAAATAATGCCGATGAGTCCCCCATTCATGAAATAACTCTTAATACCTTCCCAGGCAGTATTAACAAGGTTTTTAATTCCTTCCCAAGCACCGCTAAAGATATTTTTAACGCTTTCCCATAAGGCTATGAATTTTGGCCCCAATGATTCCCAATTCTGCCAAATATAAATAGCAGCCATTGCAATAACACCAATAATGGCAAGAATCGGGTTTGCCATCATAGCCCGACCAAGAAACATCATTACCTTACCTAATGTACTGAAAGCAGTATTTAAGAAAGACAAACCTTTTACACCAACACTTGCCAGAATGTTTATGCCGTTACCCAAAACACCAAAAACTTTTTGACCAATATTTCCTAATGCACCCAATCCTCTACTTTGTTTGCCAAAAGTATCTTTATTTCCTTTATTAGATAGCAGATCAGCACCATTATTAAGTGAGCCAAAAACCTTATTCCCGGTTTTACCAAAAAAATCCATGGCGGCTCTTAGTGCTTCCAAAGCCTCAGTTCCGAATTGTGCAAATGCCTTCAAGCCATCTCTTAAACTCTCCATGGCCTGAATACCGACCTGCGCAAATCTATTCAGATTGGCTCTTAATTCTTCCAGTCCCTGAACCCCAATCTGAGTAAATATATCCAGACTGGATTTCAATTTATCCAGCGCCTGAACACCCAAGTCGGCAAAGAAGGCGAGGCTGGCTTTTAATTCTTCAAACGCCTTCAACCCCAACTGGGTAAAAACATCCAGCGGTGCCAGCAACCGGTCCAGCGCCTGAACGCCCAGCTGTACAAACGAATCCAGTGTCGCTTTCAGCTTGTCCAGGGCCTGAACACCCAAATCAGCAAAGAAGGCGAGGCTGGCTTTTAATTCTTCAAACGCCTTCAGCCCCAACTGGGTAAAAACATCCAGCGGTGCCAGTAACCGGTCCAGCGCCTGAACGCCCAGCTGTACAAACGAATCCAGTGTCGCTTTCAGCTTGTCCAGGGCCTGAACACCCAAATCAGCAAAGAAGGCGAGGCTGGCTTTTAATTCTTCAAACGCCTTCAGCCCCAACTGGGTAAAAACATCCAGCGGTGCCAGTAACCGGTCCAGCGCCTGAACGCCCAACTGTACAAACGAATCCAGTGTCGCTTTCAGCTTGTCCAGCGCCTGAACACCCAAATCAGCAAAGAAGGCGAGGCTGGCTTTTAATTCTTCAAACGCTTTCAACCCCAACTGGGTAAAAACATCCAGCGGTGCCAGCAACCGGTCCAGCGCCTGAACGCCCAGCTGTACAAACGAATCCAGCGTGGCTTTCAGCTTGTCCAGGGCCTGAATACCCAAATCAGCAAAGAAGGCGAGGCTGGCTTTTAATTCTTCAAACGCCTTCAACCCCAACTGGGTAAAAACATTCAGCGGTGCCAGTAACCGGTCCAGCGCCTGAACGCCCAACTGTACAAACGAATCCAGTGTGGCTTTCAGCTTGTCCAGGGCCTGAACACCCAAATCAGCAAAGAAGGCGAGGCTGGCTTTTAATTCTTCAAACGCTTTCAACCCCAACTGGGTAAAGACATCCAGCGGTGCCAGTAACCGGTCCAGCGCCTGAACGCCCAGCTGTACAAACGAATCCAGTGTCGCTTTCAGCTTGTCCAGGGCCTGAACACCCAAATCAGCAAAGAAGGCGAGGCTGGCTTTTAATTCTTCAAACGCTTTCAACCCCAACTGGGTAAAAACATTCAGCGGGGCCAGTAACCGGTCCAGCGCCTGAACGCCCAGCTGTACAAACGAATCCAGTGTCGCTTTCAGCTTGTCCAGGGCCTGAACACCCAAATCAGCAAAGAAGGCGAGGCTGGCTTTTAATTCTTCAAACGCTTTCAACCCCAACTGGGTAAAAACATTCAGCGGGGCCAGCAACCGGTCCAGTGCCTGAACGCCCAGCTGTACAAACGAATCCAGTGTCGCTTTCAGTTTACCAAATGCCAGAATACCCAACTGCGCAAAGAAATTAAGACTGGCCTTTAATTCAATAAAAGCCTGAATCCCTATCTGGGCAAAGAGATCCAAACTGGTACTTAATTTATTCAGCGCCTGAATACCAATTTGAACAAATACATTTAGGCTGGCTCTTAATTGCGCAAAAATATTAAGTCCCAATTGAGCAAAGAAATTCAGTTTCGCACTGAAAACCGCAAATGCCTGAATACCTAGTTGAGCAAATATGGCCAGACTGATTTTTAATGAACCAAATGCTTTTATGCCAATATTGCCGAATACTTGTATATAACTAATTAATGTTTGGAATGTGACGTTTACAAAACCAGTCGTTAAATTCAGAACCCCATTAATTTTATTCAGTATGCTAAATAAAATAGTTACCTTAGGATTAATATTAATGACCAACTTGTCTAACAATTTAAAATTGTTAGTCATATTACCCGTTACACCAAAATTAAATTCATTTTTTTTACCAGATGAATTTTCTTGACTGACACTTTGGGTCATTTGGATAATATTGACTGATTGACTGGCAGCACTTACCTGCGTCACTTTTGAGGAATTCTGCCGCGCAGAGAAAGATTGTTTAATTGTTTGATTATAGGCCTTAAGGTCGGCGCGCATACGCGCAGTTTCCTGCGCATAACCTACAATGGGTTTTAATCCTTCAACAGTCTTATTGAGTTTTTTAAACTGGTTATGAATTTTATCTACTGAACCTACCAGTTTTTTCTGATGCTGTTGAAAAGATTTAAAGGAATTGGTCAGCTTGCCAACAATACTCAGTACCTTGTTAAGCTGTGACTGTATATTACTCATTTTCTGCACCACTTCTTAAAATGGCCCGATGTCGCCAGTCCAATAATTCCGGCAATGACATTTCATCTGTCACTGCCGGTGACCAGTGAAAAACGGTGGCAATATCTGCCACCAATTCATCAACAGTTAATCGTTCTAGGAATCGGACTTGACCGACTTCGGCAACAAAAAATTGACCACCTCCACACTGAGATTAATCAGATCGCCAGGTGACATCATCATCAGGTCATTTTTGGTCAATGCAGGGGTAGTAACACGCGGCAGGACAAGCAGCATAGAATCCACATCCATTTCCAGCAGTGCCTGTAAACGTGCACCTCGCAGCGCACCACTCGTGGGTTTGCGGATCATCACTTCCGTGATTTCACCATTGCCTCGCGCCAGTGGGGCTTCCAATTCGATAGTGCGCAGATCGTCATTTTGAGTATTCAGTGTTTCAGTCATGGTTCAACCTTGTTTATCCGATTAAAAACCTGTCTCAGCAGAGGCGGAGAGACAGGAAATAAGTTTTAAAAATGCTAATTGCTAAAAGAAGCGATTAAAAAAGACCGATAGCGCGGCGATGCTGTTCCAGACGATCTTCCCCACCCACTTTCTCAACCATGTTGACGGTATCAATTTCAATCAACTCTTCGCCATCCCATGTCAGTTTGAAGTAAGTGTTTTTGGCGGTGATTTTGGTCTGAGTGTTATCACCTTGTTTATAAGTGCCGTGATCGAACTCTTGGAAGCGACCACGCATCACGACTTCAACCGCAACCACATCGCCGGTATCTTCGCGCTCAAAAGAGCCTGCGAAACGCAGCATGACGCCATCGACTTTCGAGATGCCCCACTGTTTGTACAATTGAGCTTCAATGCCACCCAGAGTGAATTCCGCATCCAGAGCGCCTTCATCCAGCCCCAGATCCACCATTGCACTGCCGTTCATACCGGCACCGCGATAGGCTTCCAATTTGCGGCTTAGCTTAGGAAGAGTCAGTTCTTCCACAATGCCCTGATAGTTGTTGCCATCATTGAACAAGTTCAGGTATTTAAGTTTGCGAGGTAATGCCATCAGTTAGCCCCTTATTTATTGATACTTTTCGCGAAATCCATCAGGTAACTATCTGTAATGCGCTGGCGTAACATCATGTTTTCCAGTGGCGGTACAGGTGTATAGTCATAATCGATGGTCAGTTTGCCTGTTTTCAGGGTGTCTTTATCGTTAATTTTGTCGTCATACCAGCAACGACCGTCAATGATGTAGCCACCGGCTTTCAGCTCGCGGAACTTGGCATTGATACCTTCAATAATGTCGCGTACCAGTGATGGAGTCAGCGGCTTGTCGATAGCCCACATATGCGCGTCAGCCATGGTGTCAGCCAGAACCTGAGCAGTACGGGTGTAGCTTTCGAACTGAAACAGTGACTCATCAGAATCAGGACCAGCACAAGTGCGTGAACCCCAGAAACGAAAACCGTTTTTGCGGATCAGTGTTGTGATGTGATTTTGGTTCAGAAGATCAGCGTCAGTTCCAGTCGCTTGCAGATCCCAGAAGACATCGGCAGACAGACCCGTTACGCCGTTAACGCCCACATTGGACAGGGTTTTGTGCCAACCGGTCTCTTCGTCGATTTTGGCGCGCAAGCCCAGTGCATAAGCCGTCGCAGGTGCAATAACTTCACCTTTATCCCATCTCAGGAAATCAGGCCAAATCAGCATTACCTCACGTTGACCGAAGTTTACACGATATTTGATCGCTTCAATGTAGGTCTTGCAGCCATAAGCGCTTACATACGCCATTGCTTTCAGTTGCTTGGCAACAGAGGCAAGCTCATTAGCAACCGCTAGTGAGTCCAGGCCCGGAACCCCCAGAATACGGGGTTTAACACCGAGTTGACTTGGTGCCGCAAGCAGTGCCTTTATACCCGTTTTCTTACCTTCTGGAGTAACCCCACCGATGATGTTGTTACTGGTTTTTTCTTCAGTTTCGCCCTCAGCCACACGAACCACGACAGTGACAGGTTGTGCCTGTGCTGCGATTGCTTTCAGTGATGCGGCCAAAGTGCCTTTTTCACCAGCTTTACCAATGGCGCTCATAACGTCAGTCAGTAATACCGGTGTGTCTAATGGAAATGTTTTTTCGTCTGCGTCAGGTGCAGTACAGACCATACCCACGATAGCGGTGCTAACGGTAGTGATGGTGCGCGTACCTTCTTTGATTTCCTGTACACGGACGCCGTGATGATAATCTTGTGCCATATTAGCGGTTCTCTCCTGTTAAGGTGTGGGAATATATTGACGCAATAGGCATTTAAAATCATTCGGTTAGCGGTGTGTGGTGGATGGTACAAATGGGATAGATGTAAAGTGTTGTTCTGGTTGGGGAACGCCGTTGGAAAGAATTAGATTTCTGGTGTTTACAAGGATTTTACTGGTCAATCTTGAACATGTTCTGGATTTCAGCGTCTGCTGCAAAAAAGTCATTGTCCATCGCAATGAGTTTTTTGTATCCCTCCGGTGTCCTGTCATTGGGTATTGCAGAAAGCGGCAGGAGATCATCATCAACAGCCTGATTTGTATTTGCCTGTAAGGTCATAAAATTGTCTCTGCTGTATAACTTCTCGACATGATGCGGTAAATAGAAGTCACCATCAAAGAATACCGGATATGGTTTTTTGTTCGCCTGTTTTTAGTTCGAAATTTGCTCTTTCCCGCATTATTCAAGTCAATTGGCGGTTTTGGTTATTTTTTGGTGAGGGCAAAAAAAAGTACTGGATATGATTAAGGCCACACAATGTGTAGCCTTCACAAACTAATTCAGAATTGGATTACTTCCAAACACAGTAAAAACGCTTAGTTTCACCTACTTGCTGTAAGACTTTAATCAGTTCATCAACGGCTGGATTTTGCTCATTACTATATGTAGCCATCCATCCCAATTCTCCGCCGAAAGGAGCGGTAGTAGGCTTTCCTAAATTATAGGTAACGTTATCGACGGTTACCTGCAGAGTTTTTTCCTTTATCTCGCTGTCATACCGCAAATCATTCATTTTTTCAGAGAAGAAATGAAAGTGGATATATTGGAACTTTTGGTAAATATCAGCTATATCGCTAACATAGAATGCCGTAACGGTTTTAATATCAGTGTTATTTTGAATCATATTTAAGCTACCAAAAAGTGAGTTATTATAAGCAGGCCCCCCTTTCTCACCTCTATACCCCCAAGTTCTTTGAGCTCCCCATGAAGATATGATTATGTCTAATTTAAGATCAAAAACCAGATTTGCGCTCTCTAATCCGGGTTCAGGCTTTATCACTTCTTGAATCAACGCCCAATCGCAAGCCATCAGATCTTCTTGCATCGGCTGCCAAGGTGCCCAGTTGCCGTGTTTATTGCTCTTATCAATATGGGATAAATAATCGAACTTGCCTTCGGTGTCGGTACGGCGTGGAACAAAGTTTAGCTGTTCCTTGTCAGCCCAGTCACTGCGGCGCACTTCCTTGCCCAATTTCAATTGAATCAGTGCCCAATAGAAAGAGCCTTCTGGAGCAATAACCTGCTCACCTTTATAATTATTGGGATCAAACAAGCATTCATGCTCAGGGTTCTGATTTTCGGTTTTAATTGTTTCAGACATATCTTTTTCCTTATAGTTGAAAATCAATCAGAAAGCGAAACCTTGAAAATTTCGCTTTCCTCTGCGGATAAGCAGTCTGTACAGATTAATGAATGCTAGGATAGATTTTAATTGATTGACCTTGTAAGTTTCATCGTACAAATGGACTGTAAAAAGTGTTATTTTTTGCGGATTAACAGGGAGAGATAATATTTTTTATTCTGGTTCCAAGCGCCAACGTCATTATCAAGTTACGGGCAAATACATTACGTATGCGCTTAATACGTTAACCCAGCTGTAGCTGGTCAAAAAATTTTGGAAAAGGATTGATTGAGAGTCAATATTTCGGTTCAAAATTTATCCTTTTTCGTATTATTCGAGGCAATTCTGGGTCTTGGTTATTTTTTGATGTACTAAGACGGTCTATTTTCAGTATTGATCTTTGGTTTTTAGGGTATAGGGGGCGGGATCTTGACTAGGATCATTAAGATCCAAAATTTGTGAAAAACCTCGGTTTATTGGGAACGGTAGATCTCGCTAAAAATGCAGTGCCCAATTCACGGAAGGTGAATGGAAAATCTCTAACGGATGATATCAATCTGAATGCAGTGGATGTTGGGGCATTTTCAAGAGGTGCTACAACTTTTGTTCAAGGAGAAAATGGCGTACCGTGGAATGCTACATCCGGCTCTTATGTTGCTCAAAGAACAGGAGACTCTTTACTTATTGTTCATTTTAATGTGGACACCGGTAGTACCCCTGCTCTTCAATTAAAAACTATATATAGGAACAATGGAATAGCGTATCGTTCAGCCAGAGATGGTTTTGGATTTGAAGAATCGTGGACAGAATTCTATACCACTAAAAATAAACCTTCTGCGGCAGATGTCGGAGCATTACCTATAACTGGCGGGAAATTAAATGGAGCGATACAAGCTTCTGGCGTTGTAGCATCTCAAGGGGATGGAAGACAACATTTTGGACTGACTGATGATGATGGGCGGCCACGAGCATGGATATATAAAGACAAAGGTGGTGATGGAATTCGTATTAATAATGGTTACGATGGTGGGGGCGATTGGGTTTTTTCTAAAAATGGAGAACTATATTGTCCCGGTACAATAAATTCTTATTTAGCGCATACCATTAGACATACTGGTTATGGTAGAGTTAATTTCGTCCATCAAAACACCGGAGACTATATATACTTAGAAACTACTCAGGATGGAAAAGGTATATATTTTGTTCAGAGAAATCAAGGTAACCAAAATCAATGGTTATTAAATTTTCCTCAAAAGAATGGTGTTGTTGCTACAACTGATGATGTTGCTAGTATTAATAATATTCCAGTTGGTGTCCCTTTGCCTTGGTCTCATGCAAATCCACCCGATGGTTATTTTGAGTGTAATGGTCAGCAGTTTAATAAATCTCAATACCCTAAATTAGCAATGGCATATCCTTCTGGATTTGTACCAGATCTACGTGGTGAATTTATTCGAGCTTGGGATAATGGAAAAGGCGCAGATCCGAATAGGGGAATATTAACCCATCAAGAAGGAACAATAATATCTGGGTTTGATGATAATGATACAGGAGATATAAGTTTTCTCGGTAATCCAAGTTGTGCATTTGGTGATCCTATGACAGCTACTCAATGGGAAAATACAAAAGGTAAAAGATGGATATATTGGGATAAACAAAAAATGGCAGAAACTTATGATTGGTGGGCCTATGTATCAGCCCGTCCCCGTAACATCGCATTTTTATATATAGTGAGAGCAGCATAATGAAATATACAACAAATCTTAAAACACCAAAATTTGATGAAAATGGTTTTGCAACGTCTAATGGCTGGGTAATGGTTTATCGAGCTAATACAGAAACCAGTGAATATATTTGTGCAGATATGGAACGCACTGTTATTGGTGTTGGCTTATCTGCTAGTGCTTATTTAGATGCACCTGAATTACCTGATGCGGCTGATATTGCTATTTGTCGTAGTATAGATGGAAAATTCTGGGTTAATGTACCAGATTATCGTGGAAAAACCGCCTATAATATCAAAACACGACAATCCCATAAAATACAGTCAGTGGGAGAATTACCTTCTGAAGTAACCCTATTAGAGCCAAGAACATCTTTTGATAAATGGGATGGGAAACAATGGATAATAGATGTTAATGCGCAGAAACAGAATGAATTACAGGAATTAGAAAGTCAAAAGCAGTCACTATTGCATGAAGCTGAGCAAAGAATTATTCAGTTAGAAAGGAAAAAACGATTAAATATGATATCTGAGGACGAAATTAATTTATTAAATAATTGGGAAATATATAGTATTAAATTGATTGATGTAGATATTTCAGATAATCATAAAATTGATTGGCCTATTAGGCCAGAATAATAAAAAAGGGGCTTTATTGCCCCTGATTTTTATTATTATTTTTTAATATAACAACTCTTAAAAATGTATTTTTACTTCTTGTTAAAATAATTAATTTCTTCTTGTAATTTACTTTTTTTTTGGTTCCAAACAGAATCTTCTGGCATCTGAACACGAACATCTAATCGACAACCAAAAGGAATATCACAAGGTTCTCCATCGTTATAGAATATTTTTTTGTCATCCACAATCTCTTTTATTCTCCAGTTTTGGAATTTTTCAGGTAGATGTGAATGCTGACGATGGAAAGTTTCAATTATAATACTGCCATCTTTTTTTACTTCATCATCAATGTAAATTAGCTCAAGTCCATTATTATTCTTTGGTGATGATATACCACCATATACTCCCCATACTTTATCAGAATTATAACCCAATATACCAGAAACATTGTAACTACCTATACTAAGTTTAATAACATTCGCACCCTCTGACTCATCATTAATTTTGAATGAACCATCAGAATATATTTCTACTATAGGGGAAGATATTTTTAGATATCCATTTCCATCATCTTTAGCATTCCCTTCATGGTAGACTTTATGTCCTCTGACTCGAAGATTATCAGATTTAAGGCTCATCCATTCAGTGATTGCACCGCCAACATGGTAATGCTCCCATTTGAAATACTCATTACCATTATCTGCAGTTCTGAACCACATGTATGAGTCTGTATCAGCATCCTCAGTGTTTTTAAAACCGATAGCGGCCATATCAGTGTTTCTACGCCAACATAACATAGTGTCAGTGGTAATAGTTATGTCACCTGTTACATCGCCCCCACTGCGTTGCAATGCATTCTTAGCCAGATTGATAGTCTCTGCATAATCATAAGCATAAGGCAAAACGGTATCGTCGTATTCTTTTCCTAATAGAGGGTCATCAATGGCATATGATTTCACCATCCATTTAATTTCAAAATTATCATTGGATTCTAAAGCTTGAGAAATCTCAAATTCATCTTCTTTACGAGAGTAATGAATGTCGGAAAAATTACTTGTTATATGATAAGTTAAACCTCCACGTAAATAGCAGCCACTGAATCTTCTACATTCTACAATATCTCCTGGCTTAACATTTTCATAAAGAGGATATTTACCCTCAATTGGCCTTGCGATACTCATCATGCCATAACGAATATTTTTAACGGTATTGCGATAGGTTTGACGAATACGCTTAATATTCAGATAATGGGCATCCCCTCCCCACAGAGTATCCCCTCCTTCAATCTGTAATGACAATCCAGCCAGATGGGTTTCACCTGCACCAAAGGGTTCTTTTTCCCTATCTTCCGCATACCAACGGTGTATCGTTAACCACGAATTCGCTCCATCATTAGATGGAAAGCGCCACCATACGGGGTAATAGCGGTCACTGCTCAACCCTGTCAGATCTATCGGCGTGTTAAAACGCGGTTCACCTTGGACATCTTCCGCACTTAGGGTGATATCTCCCGTCAACGCCTTGCCATTCACCTTCCGTGAATTGGGCACTGCATTTTTAGCAAGATCTACCGTTCCCAATAAACCGAGGTTTTTTACAAACTCGTCTTTGTCTGGAATATCCGCGCCATTCTTGTTTTTTTCCAGACGCGTATTGGCATTATTATTTGCATTAGCCGCATTTTGGTCTGCAGTATTAGCTAAAGTCTTAGCTTCATGCACTTTAGCGTCAGTTTCAGCTTTATTATAAGCATCAACATCTGCTGCGTTTAATGAAATGTCAGCATTCAGCGCCTTACCATTTACCTTACGAGTCAATGGCACTCGACCATTAGCATTATTATTCGCCGAATTCGCAAAGTCATAAGCCGTTTTTACCGCTTTCGGTGTTGCCGCATGGGTTTCGCTATTGCTATCCACCACACTACTCAGGATGACAAATCCTTTCTCTTTCAGCGTTGCATCTGGATGGTTACGGCTGTTCGCATGTTTCTGGATGGAGTCATCCACATATTCACGTGTCGCCAAAATCACCGACGGATCAATTTTCAATGTCACCGCGTTAGCGCTGCTGACAATCAGAATCATGCGAATAGTCTGGGTACGGCCGGAACCTTCCTGCAATTGGGGTTTGTAGGTTTCTGCACAGTTACCCACAGCGATCAAAATTCCGTCTTTATCAAACAGGCCGATTTCACGGATCCACCAGCCACCTTCGCCTTCAGGGATCACCTGTTCAGCGATGATTTGATTGGTGTTTTTAGGATCGATGCTCAGCGTGTTAATCGCCGCCCGACGTTTTTCATTAATCAGTTTGGTTTGTTTGGTATCTGGTGTCGGCAGGCTGCCACCACCATCACCAACGGCCATATGGGTAATTTCGATTTTAGTACCCAGTGCCGCCGCATTTGCCAATTTATCCGCGCCTAACTGCGTCAGCAGCGCAAAATATTTGGTACTCATGGTCTAATCCTCATGTCATCAATAATATGTATGCCCGCGCCCATAATTTCTGAGCCGATTACAGTCACTTCTTCCGGGAAATAAGGGTAAACTGTCAGTTCGTCGCCGCTGTAAGTCGCTGCCGAGTAGTGATATTCACCACGTGTATCTAAGTTGATATCTAACCCAATCAGATGCCTGCTCACTGGTTTGGCATCAAAAATCAGGTTTTCCAGTTCTTCGAACATTTCATGGGTGATACCGCTATCCAGTACACCAATATCCAGTCGGAAGGTGCCCGGCACATCGTTAGTCTGCCACCACTCTTTTACGCGGATGAGATAACCCAATGGCTCAACGACCCGTCGGATCGCCCCGATCGTTCCTTTGTGCTTATGCAGGAACAATGAGCTTTTGATCACCTCCCTTTTGGTGTTCTCAGGCCAGTTTTCATCCCAGCGATCGACTGACCACGCCCATGCCAGATAAGGCAGCAGTGAGGCCGGACAGGTATCCGGGTTCCACAGTTCACGCAGCGGCACTTTAACTTTCTGCAATTCCGCGCAGGCTTTGGCCGCCGCAAGTTCTAGCTGCGTTGAGCCCATCGGCAGAAGGCGGTCATTCATCAGAGCCTCCCATCGTTAGGGTGGTTTTGGTGCAGTAAGATGCCTGAGTTTTATCCAACACAACGTCTTTCAACGGCGCTTTCAGCTCCACACGCTGGACACCTTCTACATGCAGTGCGGCATAAATTGCCGACAAACGAATGTCACGCCCCAGACGATGCTGTGCTTCAACGTAGTGTTTCAGTTTTTGCTCTGCCGCCTTGCGGATTGGTTCTGATTCCGGTGTCGGGAAGATGTACAGCACCGCATTAATTTCATATTCCACGATGTTGGCAGACTGAACTTTCAGACGATCAGCCACAGGACGAACGTTTTCGTCGTTCAGTGCTTTTTCGACTTTTTCCAGCAAATCTTTGGAAGCAACACCCTTGTTTTCACGGGACATGATGGTCACGGTGACGTTGGCCGGCGATGGGCTGATTGCAGAAGCATCTGCGACACGACCATCCGCACTGCGGGCATGGTATTCATAAGAACCAACGGGGCCTGCGACGCTCAAACCTTCAAAAGCCTGAGGAATACGCACGCGGTAATCGTTGTCAGATTCCATAACTGCCGGTGTTGGTGGTACGGTGGAGTTATCCGCAGGGCGCAAGATCATACGAGATACGTTATTGTTCGCTCCCAATTGATCCAAGTCACTGCCTGTTGAATAAGCCACCATCACCGCCCGAGCGGCTTCATTCACCCGTTGGCGCAACAGCAGCTCGCGATAAACATTCTCTTCCAGCAACTTGACCAGTGGTTCAGACTCCAGTTGCAAAGTACGGGCGAGCGCTTCTTGTTGTTCTTCCGGATAAAGCGATATCAGTCCTTTTTTACGCTCTTCCAGCAGTTGTTCATAATCCAGTGGCTCCACCACATCCGGTGGTGGCAACTGGCTTAAATCGATTGTTGGCATGCTTTACCTCTCAGGAATAGCCTCATCGGGAATGACTCACCGGAATAGAAAGTGAGAATTCCTTGGCGGATTGATGATAAGTACCCGTAATATCCACCACCATTTTGCCGTCCTGTCCGGTTTCCATTGAGACGGACGTCAGCGTTACACGTGGCTCCCAGCGGCTGATTGCGGTAAAACTGGCCGCCATGACCTGAAGCCGGAGCGCCGGATTCTGTGGCCAGTCAATCAATTCAGGCAGCAAAGAGCCGTAAGTACGGCGTGCGATACGGCTGCCCACGGAGGTAAGTAAAATATCGCTGACGGATTGCCGGACATGTGCCAAATCTGTCAACTCCCGGCCCGTCTGCCGGTTCATTCCCAGATACATCATATGGGGCCTCCTGATGTGTCACCGCCTGACCTGACGCCGGTGTGTTTATGGGAATCCACGACCACGCCGTTGGAACTAAATGTGCCTCCGGTGTGTTCAATATTGCCCGTCATTTTGCCGCCGTTACGCACGATCAGATTGCCCGTGCTCATCAGCTGCGTACAGATGACTTCCGGTGTATCCAACGTAATTCGGGTGTTGGCGACACAGGTAATTTCCGGCGCGGTAATATGGACGGAATCCGATGCAGTCACTGTCGCGGTTTTGATGCCAGTCACAGTCAATGCGCCTGATTGCGGCTCATACTCCATTACAGCACCATCCGGAAACGTAATATGCGTCGCTTCAGGAGAAGTTGAAGGTGCCGGAAACTCATCTGAAAAAATCGCTGGCAATACAAAGGCAGTGGTCAGTTCTCCGCCTATGGACAGTAATAAAACCTGTTCACCGACACTGGGTGCCCACCATGTGCGGGAATTTCCCGCTCTGGATGTCAACCAGTGCAGCCAGTTGGTTTCAAGGTTGCCTGTCGCGACCCGACACATTCCCTTTGTGGTATCCACTTGGGTAATGACGCCGGTTCGGATCAGGTTGCGCAATAAGCGCATCAGTTCAGTGAGTTGTGTGTTCATGACATAAGAATGCCATGAAAAAGCAGGCCGGACATTAAACTAGGCTTGTAGGAATCCCCATACAAAACAAGAGATAAAAACCTTTTAAATCAATAAAATAAAAGCCTTATTTCTGCACGAAAAAAGGCTTTTGGGTCTGTCCTGGACGCCATTGAGGCGAGTTACGATTACTCCGGCTTGCACTGCCTAACAACGTCGCGAATATATTGTTGCAGATAATCTAATTTGGCTTGGTCTCGGATGATCCCAGTGCGGATATCGTAAATAGCGCGTCCAGATTTTGCAGTGAGTTCGATTTGGGTTCCATCGCCCACGCTGCGGGCGCGGGGATCTCGATTTTGGGTGAGCTGACAGGTAGCAAGGTTGGCGGCGGCGATTTGCACCCGCCGATGACCAACAGTAATATCAGCAAGCAAAGCTGCATTTTCTTCGTTGACATGGGATAATTTCCCTGAATAGTATTCATCCAGTTGTGTGGCTCGGTTCTGTGCATCCTTCATTTGTTGGATAGCTATCAGTGTTTCTGAGTTCGCTTTTTGATTGATGGCCATGAGCTGTGCAGCGTGTTGCTGCTTTAAGCCCGCTATCTCACTGAGTAGTAATGAACGCTGTCCCCACCAGCCAAGGCTGATGCCAATGACCAAGCTGACAATTAAAGGCATTTTTCTCATTGTTCCAATCCCTAATAATCCGATCAGCCTCATATTGACGTTCTCTTAATCCCAAAGCTGAATAATTGGTTTACTGGCAACAGGCATAAATTCCGGCATTTCAATTTTCGTTCCATGAGGCAATACCGCGCCAAAGTCAGCCAAACCAGGATTTACCTGTAACACACGTTCAGTCATACCCAGTGTGCGGCCATAATGACGCCAACATATGGCATCAACCGTTTCATTTTGTTGTGCGATAACTTGCATACACTCTCCTTTTCTTTGCAGAAAATAGTCAGTAAATAGAAGAGTTATGATCGAATAATCAGTGGAATGTCTCAACAAGATCAGGTTGTTAGAGAAATAGTACAAATGAACAGGTGAAAGAAAAGGTGAAATTCCAATAGCGAAGAGGACAGGAAATGGTTTTCTGCCCCCTTCACTATTATCTTTCTATTATACTGAAATGCAGTCAGTTGGAGGGTATTAATGCTCTCTCGGCTTTATTCCGATAACCAACTATCATCCTCCCAGACATTTTGAATAAGTTCCATCATGTGGTCACGTTCACTGCTGTCTTTGGTTCCTGTCACTCTTACGGAGGTACTGCTGCTGATTGCAATTCTAAAATGCGTATCAGGATATTGCGGTAGTATTCTTTTTTTTAGTTCACTTTCAAGTGAAGATATGACTGATTCAGAAACCTTAGCTCGTTTATCGAAAAATATTTCCACTCGCATCCTTTTCTCCCGCCAAATCTATTCTTCTATTAACCCCGAATCCCTTAACATTTTGTTGTTGTGCACCTCATTCTCTAACAGCTCATCTTCCAATTTACTCTGGTAACTGTTAAATCTTTTTTCATAAGGTGCAGATAGCTCCGCTATCCAAACAAGTGCCAGTTCTTTGTCTTCTGCATGATTACATTCGCAACTTGTTGCCATTCTAGCAATGAAATTGATACGTTGCGCTACCAATGATTCCATAAGAGATTCCACTGCTATATTCGCCTCCACATAGACACTGTACATATATACAGTACACGTAATAGAACTAAAATTAAAGTAGTTTTTACCTTTTTAGTGATTAAATTTGATAGTTAATAGCTATTAACTGTTGTTTTAGCAGAAACATTTACCAAATTGATGTTTTTTTGCGCCACGAAAATTCTACGGTCTAGATGACGCTCAATTTGCCCATCCACCAGTCCATCCGTACAGTTATTGACAGAACTCCAAGAGGAGTTTTTTTTGATCTTTTTATAAACAATCCGTTCTAATTTATCCGTATCAGATTTCGGTACAATAGTCCATTGGTGAATACGCGTGCAGATAAACTCCGCACGAGACATAAACGGGGATGTCACGCCTTGTATGGTGTCAATGTCTTCACCATAAGGGCTACCAAATGGAATATGTTTATAAGATAAGCGAATGACCAGATCACGGCGCGCAACCCACGGCCCTCCCTGCCCCTGAATATAAGCCGCCCAATTCCCTTCATCCGCCGCCTGCAAAACAGCATTGATTTTATTATCGGATAAACGCACCTCCCTGAGACGACGCAATTCACGCCAAACCGAAACAGGCGCTCCACCAATTTGCTGAAATTGGCGAATACGCCAACGACTCGCCCAAGCTGTCACTGATTTCGCCATATCGCACAGAGATTCACCCGTTTCATAGTCCTTTTCCTCTTCCAACGCATAACCATCTATATTTTTAGAAATATATTTAGCGATATAGCCCGTTGCACTGCCTTTTTTGGGATCAATCACTCTATAATCAAAGCGCGCTGTTTTAGCTTCATTGCTCTGCAATTCGTCCTGCTCTTCCTGACAGGCATAACGTTCAATAGTTTCTCTAATCTGCTGCTGATGCTCTGGCAACATAAACAGCACCATATGCCAATGAGGAGTACCATCATGATGCGGTTCCACTACGCGGAAACCAAATATGTTCATCCCCGCACGAGCGATCGCTGCACGGGACTTCGCCCAGATGCCGCACAGATAACGTTGAGTATCTTGCGGATTCGCACCATTCCAGTATTTGACCAACCCGCCTTTATGTTGGGCCGCATGATATTTCGCTGGTGCCGTGATGGTATAGAATTCTCCAACACAGTTCATTTTATTGGCGATATCTTCAAAACCGCGCATTCTGACCATCAATTCACAACGTCGGATCGCGGGATTCGCATTGCTATGAACAACTGTATCCGCTAGTGAAATACGTTCCCCTTCCTCATTTTCTAAATCAAAATGCTTGAAAAATTCACGGTTACGCCGTTTTTGTTCCAACCATTCCCGTAGTGCATGGCGTGAAACATAAGGAGATGCCGCTTGCTGTACTTGCCCAACAGCAATCGCCATATGTTCAGATTGGATATCACGCAACCGTTTTAAACGAAAATACCACCAGCGGGCGGACATCATACGCAACATACCAGAACAAAGTTGGTCAACAGAGGGGGCTTTACGTCCACGATTGAAACGCTGCCAATAAGGAGGATTCGTACCACATTGCAGAGTCAGATTTGCCAATAATTGGTATAAATCAGCAACGCGGGAAAATAACTCATCTTCATGGTTAACAGGGCCTGAGGCTTTTGAGGAGGGCTTTTTATTGGAAGAGCATGCCAAAGAATAGTGCTCATAATTGCTGGAAATAAAAACAGAAACCTCATGGGCGAGCTTTAAGAGCTGTTTGCGATCGTATGTCGCTATATTTTCTAGTTGGTCAATAAAAGGAAAAGGCGCGATGCCAGAAACATGATGGTTAAATTGGTATCTTGTTTTAACTAACCGTAACCGAGGCAAGACATTCTGGCCGACTGTTTTTCTCAGGAAAGTGTTCGCATCACGGCGGCCTGAGCAGTTAAGGATATCAACATAGCGACGGCTGAAATATTTCGCCAGAAAATCTGGCATCTGCCCGATATATTGGTGACGCCATTGATGATCTTCCGCGTTGACTTCCCATAATAAACGTTCTGCCATTGAAACACTCTGCGGTATGTTCGGCTGGAACATCGTAACGTGTTTACATTTGGTCTGACATTTAGCAATAAGATAATCGCTATGATATTCATTAGCGGTAAAGTAATTATTCATCAATTTCACCCTATTAAAGATGTGCCGATGCCTGGCGTATCCATGCCATTCATTCAAGGAATATATTCAAAAATGCGTTTAAAAAACGGTGGCTAATTAGATAATGTCAGGTATTTCGGAAACTGGCTGACAATAACCTTAATGTGATTCATCGCCTTGATCAGTGCCTGTTTTTCCTCTTGAGTAAAATGGTTGAATTCACTTTCATGGCGGGAGTGTGGGATATTCGCCAAATAGAAAATGGCGGATAACGCCCGCTTATTCTCTTCGTAATGGTTGTCTCTTTTATCGCGCATATCAGAAAAAAACCGATTGAACTCTTTTTCATCATCTCCCCAATATATTGCCCTAATTCTAGATAGATGATTCAATCCTTCCAGCCGCTGGCCAAGGTTAATCTGGGCAAATTTTTCTTTTTCAGTATTCGCCATGTTTCCCCTCAACTGTCTCCTCCAAAGCTATTTCTACCTCAATTCCCCCTTCCCTAATCATTCACGGCTATCCTTAATACCATCCCTAAATCACCGCGATGTTAGGTATAAAGATTGAAATTTGGACGTTCATGATGCAATATCTCTCAATGGTTTTCAGCTTAACCAATCTGGGTTCATTCAAGATCTCATTTCAAGAACTTGAATGGAATACTAATACCTCTTATCTGTACTGTCAATGAAAAATACCAATATTGAGATCAAAATGGGAGCCGATAGTGGGGGAAGACCCGCTATTGAACGCCTTGTCCGTGCATATGGATTTAAATCACGTCAGGCCCTAAGTGACCATTTGGGCGTTTCCAAAAGCACGATGGCGAACCGCTACCTTCGTGATAGCTTTCCTGCGGACTGGATAATCCAGTGTAATCTCGAAACTGGCGCTTCACTGCTGTGGTTAAGCACGGGTCAGGGAGAAATGTTTCCAGATGGGGAAAGTGGTAAAACAGAACGACTGGAAGATATTATTGCTCCGTCGATTTCTCGTGTAAAACTGTCGGGCGGTAAACTAAATGAAGCAACTCCAGTGATTCTGGATAGCGAATTGATTGCTAAGGAACTTAAAAATCCGCTGGTAGTTGATGATGGTGCCGCGTGGTATCTGCTGGATACTCAGGAAGACAATATACAAGATGGCTTATGGCTGGTGGATATTGAAGGAATGCACAGTATCAAAAAGATTGCCAAGATCCCAATCAGTAAGATCCGGGTCAGTGATAATGATTTCACATTTGACTGTGCCATCAGCGACATCCAATTCATCGGCCGCGTAGCTCTGATGATTACCAGACAATAGTAAACCGGCACAATATTAAACAATTACGATCAAGGTTATTCCTGCCTAATATAGGAGGGCCTTGATCGGTTTGGAGATTTTTATCATTAGTGGGAATAGCATCAATGTAAACAGCA